AAAGACGATGTGCCTGCATGGGCGCAAGCTTTAATTGACTCCAACAAGAACCTTTCTGATAAGCTAACACAGTTGAAACGGAAAAGGCTCAAGCAACACGTAGCCAGCAGATTTTGGCAAAGGCAAAGGAGTATGGTATTCCCGAAAACTACGCCAAACGATGCGCCATTAAGGACGATGAGGACTTGGACGCATACTTCAAGGACTTGAAGCAGGAGTTCGCAAATGACGGCTTCAAAGGCGTGACCCCTCCCGAATCAGCGGAAGAGAAGATTGAGAAAGAATCTGAATCTATCGCTAAGATGATTGACGAGGGAACGAAAACTATTGTTGAACAAAACAAGAATTAATTATGTCAGCAGGATTTAAGTATGATTTGGTTCCGCTCGTTGAGCAAGAGGAACGCTACGATGTCCAGACCGGTATTCGTAGACGTGGCCCGTTCAAACTCGACACGCAGAACCTAGTAGTGGGAAGTTTCCTTCCCGTATTTACGCCGATTTGTGCGGACTTGAAAAACAAGTTCGCTTATGCGGTAATCAACGTGAGAGTTGTGGAAGCCTATACCACCGGTGCGGAGGCTTTGTCTATCAAGGTAGCCAAGAACTCCTTGGCATACGTGGGCATGTTCATCGGAAGCGGTACTAAAGGTGCTCAGGTTGCGGCCATTGACAAGTCTAACGCCAATTACGATGTCTTGACTATCAAGGCTGCTTTCGGTGAGAATATCGCCAAAGATGCCGTACTCTTCAATGCGGTTGCGGTTGACGGCTTGAAACAGAAGCATATTGCTAACTCTGCTCTGTTCAATAGAACTAAGGTAGAGGACGGGATTACGCTGGTTTCATTGCTTCGTACAGCCGCAGAGATTGAGCCTTCAAAACTGGTTATGCCGTTCTCCGAGAACGATAAAGCCAACATGAAGGGATGGTTTGAATTTAACGAGTAAGGAGGTAGGATATGTTTTTAACGATTCAGACATTATTCGATGATGCGAAAATTGTTTCCGCCATCATCAGACGTGTGAACCAAACACGCAAGGATACAATCTATTGGCAGCAGTATCTTACTTTCCGCAGGGTAACTACCCGCGTGTTCAAAGATTATATCGGTTCTGTAACCGGAGTAATGGCAGGTTCCATCAATTCGCGTTTTGGCGAAAAGCCCATCCGTGAACGCAGGAACATCGGCTCTGGCTATGGTGAGATTGCCTATTTGGGCGATGCTTATCAGATGTCCATCGACCGCCTTTCCGAGTTGCAGGATTTGATTGACAAGTTCAATCAGGCTAAGACGGCAGACCAGAACGCCGCTTTGGAAGAGATTGTGACCTTCTTGGCAGATGACTACCGTCAGATTACCCTTGCCGCTCACAAACGCATGGATATTATTGTCGGTGCATTGTTGATGCTTGGTGAAGCCATTGTTTACAACAAGGATGCTGCAATCACTTCCGGCCAGACCAATAACAAACTGCTGGAGATTGCCCTCCCGTTCAACTTCATCAAGCCGGAAAGTACGGATGTGATTGTGGGTGGAAAGAACATGTTCATCTCTTACCTGAGAGAGAAACTCCATTCCTTGGCACCGGACTATGGCGTTTATGCCAAGATGGTTATGACACGTGCCACTTTCAACAAGTTCGTGCTCGGTTCATCCGAATTTGGCGAGCAGTACAAGATGATTCTCGGCAGCAACGAAATGAAGTTGAGTACGGGATTGGTTTCCTCTTCTTTGGCTTCCGAAGTGTTCACCGGCATCGGTTTGCCGCGCATTGAAATCAAGGAGGACTACGTGAAAGACCAGACGGGAAAGAACGTGCAGATTTACGCGGACAACCGTATCACTCTGTTACCTTCCGACCAAATCGGTTATATGCGCCACCATACCCCGTATGAAGCGACCGACCCCGTTCAGGGACGTACTTACGTTCCGTCAGAGGGGCAGATACTTATCTCCAACTACCGCGACAATAACGGCCGCTACATGGAGTATACGGCAGAGTGGATTCCACAGATTTCCAACCCGGATTTGATTACCAATTTCGATTTGAGCGAGATTGCATGACGGTAAACGAATACATATCACAGAAGTTTCAGGCCTTCGGCATCCAATTGTCGGAAGCTGACCTTTTGGATATGTGTCTGAACGCGAAGATAAGCGGAGAGGATGAGATGGGCGAGGATTGCCAAACGAGGGTATCGGTGGCGATTGCGAAGTTCATCCCCTCTCTATTGCTTCGCGCCACTTCAATCAGTGAAAGCGGTTTCTCCATGTCTTGGGACATCAAAGGCATCAAGGACTACTACTCATGGCTGTGCAAGCAGTACGGATTGAAAGACGAACTGACGGACAAACCCAAAGTAACCTTCTTATGATATTCGCTCCCCACATATTGCAGGTAAAGGTTATCACCCCGATGGAAAGGGATGAGTTTGGCAGACCCATTCCCGGCACTGGTGGTGAAAGCTGGCAGGACGTATGCAAGTGCCGTTGTGACGATAACACTACCAAAGAGTTCTCATCCGATAATGGCTCCGTGTACCGTCCGAATTATCATGTGGTGTGCGAGAAGAGAATCACTATCAAGGCTGGCGATGAAGTCCGCTGTATGGACGGTGAGAACGTGAGAGGGCAAGGTGAGGTTTATACGGTGAAGAGTACGAACTACTTTAACTACTCGGAATTATGGATGTAGATTTCGACCTTTCCGATGTCGATTCTTTTTTCGATGAAGGAGAATGGGAAGTGGAAAAGAAGATGATTGATGTAGGCGATGAAGCCGTGAAGTACGCAGAGGAACACGGCGATTACGAAGACCACACGCTCACTTTGCGAACGTCCAACAAGTACGATGTAGATAAGGATGGTTTGACACTCTATAACGACGCTCAATCGCCGAAAGGTTATCACTATGCGTCCAACGTGGAATCCAAAGGGTTTGAAGTCTTGAGCGGCGCCGCCTTGTTTGCGAAGAAACGGTTGAATGGAGAATTATGAATGAAAAATCCCGCTTTTGCCAAAGTCCGACATTGACACCGCCAAAGTCCGCACGAGGCACGCACAAAGTCCGACATTGGCAAAGGCAATGTAGCCACTTGGCACGCACAAGGTAGCCACTTGACCGCGCCAATGTAGCCACTTGGCAAAAGCAACCTAAAACAGACTGGAAAATGATAACGACCACCGACATAGCGAACATACTCTACCGCGACTGCCAGCCCTTCGGCATCGGCATCGTCCCCCACGGCAAGAAGTTGACGGGCGCGCTGAAGTCCGAAAAGATTGTCATCCACGCCAAGAAGCAGCAGCCGGGCAAGTATTGGAAGCAGTCGTTCGCCGAGGTCAACCTCTGTGTCCCCGACCCCGGCGAGGATGAAGCCGACACCATCCGGCTGAATGCGCTTGAAAGGCAGGCTGTGGAACTCTTTGACGGCGTGGTAAGCACCTATGACGGCACCCGTTACCGTTACTCCATCGAATCAATTGGCACGGAAGCGGATACAGCTTTGAAGTGCCACTATGTGAATGTGAGAATTTTATTTGAAGTATTAAATGTAAAACTATAAGATTATGATTTCAGCAGTAGGAATTAAGAGAATCTTGTTTGCCGACATCTCTAAGATTACGGCGGACATCACCCCCGAAATCGCCAAGACTTTAATCCAAGCGGCCATCACCGCCAAAGATGAAGTCCTGAACGTGCACGGGGAAACGTGGCAGATTGAAGAAACGGAAGCGTCTGTCACAGGGTACAAGAACCAGTTGAACGGCCAGAACTACCGTTATGACACGACTCCCGGCGACATTACCCCGGCTTTCTCCATCGGCCAGTACGATTGGAAGACCAAGGCTGCCCTCATGGGCGGTTCCGTGGTTGAAACCGGGGATGAAGGGAGCAAAGTCGCGGTAGGCTGGAAACGCCCCCTGACAAAAGAGATAATCAACAAGGCGCTTTTCTGCCTGACGGATGATGACGTCTGGTTCATCTTCCCCAATGCCCAGATTGTAGCCCGTGAAGCGAATACGGACAAGGCAATCGCCATTGCAGTCCGCGGGTTGGTTCAAACTCCCAAGATAGCAG